GGCGGCCGGTGCGGTGTTGCTGCTGCTTGGCTTGTGGCATCTTCTTGTCTCCGGTCACAGATCGTCAGGATACATGCCGCCCGGCACCGGGTCGTCTTCGCCTGGCAGGTGCGCCACGCTGACCTGGGGCTCGCATGCAGGCCAAGCCGGTGGGGTCAAAGCAGCCCACGCTCGGCGAAAGACGTCACGGACGAGCCGCCGACGATCAGGTGGTCGAGCACTCGCACGTCGACCAGCACCAGCGCCGACTTCAGCGTCTGCGTGAGGAACTCATCGGCCCGCGACGGTTCGGGCAGGCCTGACGGGTGGTTGTGCGCAAGGATCACGGCGCCCGCGTTCAAAGCCAGCGCCTGCTTCACCACTTCGCGCGGGTAGACGCTGGTTTGCGTCAGCGTGCCGGTGAACATGGTGCGCGCCTCGATCAGCCGGTGCTGCGCGTCCAGAAACAGCACGTCGAAGCATTCGGCCTCGGCCGTGGCCAGGCGCAGCGTGCAAAAGTCCTTCACGGTGCGCGGTGCGTCGAACGTCGGGCCGGGCGTGCGCAGCCGCTGCAGCAGCACCACAAGCGCGCGGCGGATCAGCTCGTCGCCGTGCTCGGTGTCGGCCGGTGCGCTGCCGTAGGTCGGCAGGTCTTCGGATCGTGCGATGGTCGGTTGCATGGGGTGGTCCTCCTCAGACCTTGACGTTGAAGTAGGCGCAGAAGGCAGCGGCGGCCGCCTCTTGCGTGGTGTCGTGGAACTCGGCCAGGGGCACGGCGCGCCCCTTCTGGTGCGCGATGGCCACCCAGACGGCGCCGCGCTTCTCGAAGGTGGCGCCGCGCTTCGTGGCCTTCACGATGGCCGGCGCTTCGGGCTGGGTGAGGGTGAACTCCTCGGCCGGCTGCTCGAAGATGTCCACTTGCTTCTGGGCGGCCAGCTTGCCCGCGGTGGTGGTGAACATGGGCTACTCCGGTGAACCATCACCGCCGCAGTGCTCAGCACAGTCGGTATCGGTGAGGCAGTCGCAGGGCAGCTCTGGCGCCGACAGCACCACAGCCAGGACGGCCGCAGTCACCCACGGCGCGAGAACGATCAGGAGAAGGCGCAGGGCGTCGCGCATGGCTCAGGCCCCCGCGCTGGCGCGTTCGTCAGTGATCGGCAGCGCCGCCTTCATGGTGTCGATCCAGACTTGCACGTCGTCCGCAGCCTGCAGGTACTGGCCCCGCTTGTAGGTCTTGCCGCTGTACTCCCGGGCGATGGCCAGCAGCACCGCAGGCGTCGCGCCCCGCGTCATCTTCAGGCCGGTCTTGGCGTACATCAGCAGAGCCTGCTTGACGTGCACGGCCCGGTACAGATTGACTGCATCGGCGCCGACAAAGCTGGTGCCGCCGGTCTTGTGGTGGACGATCTCGGAATGGCTCATGGTCAGGCTCCTACAAGGTGACGCACGCAGCCAGCTGTGTGCTGATCTGGCCCGAGCGATCAAGGTGGTCGATGAAGCCAACGAAGGCGACGCGCGTATCGGCCGGCTGGTCGTTCTGCCGCGCCACACGACGGCGCCCGCCCTTGGTCGGCACAGAGAACGTGCGCAGCGCCTTCGGGTGCGCATCCCAGAAGGCAGCCCGCACCTGGGCCTGCGTGGTGTAGGCGCGCTTCACGACAGCACCACCAACCACGCAATGGCCCTGGCCTCGTGCGAGTTGATCGAATACCAGTCGCCATTGGCCGCTTGGTCCTCATCGGACCGCAGTTCGACGATGTGCGCATCATGTTTCTCCTCGGTGGTGAAGCTGCAATGTGATTAATGTGCCCGGTCACACAAATGGTTGTCAAGGGGTTTCGATGAAGAATTCGCAGAAAGTCACGAAGCCCCTGGCAACGGCGCGCACCAAGCCCGAAGGACAGAAGACCGAAGGCCCGGCAAAGCCTGGGCAGAAGCGCCTGGACTGGCAGCGCATCCAGGCAGACCACAGCACCGGACAGTTCACGGACGTGGAGCTGGCACGCAAGCACGGCACGCACGCCGAGACGATCAGCCGGCGCCGCACGCGCGACCGCGCCACGAACCCGGCGGCATGGCCCGTCGACCGCTCGAAGGACGTTCAGGTGGCGACGGCCGCGCTGCTGATGCACGAAGGCGTCAAGGCGACGCTCAACGCGGGTCATGGCGCCGAGGCAGTGATGGTCGCCGCCCACGTGGCCAAGGACGTCATCCTCTCCCACCGCCACGAGATCAAGGACGGCCGCCGCGTGGCCGCTGCCCTCATGGCCGAGCTGGAGAGCGTCACCGTCAACCGTGACGGCGTGGCCCGCATGCTGCAGCTGGTGGCCGGCACGCTCAACGAGGCAGACGCGGCCGCCCTGGTGGCGCAGGCCCGCGAGCTGGTGAAGCTGCACAGCCGGGTTGGCAGCGTGCAGAAGCTGGCCGACGCCATGCAGCGCCTGCAAGGCCTGGAACGCAAGGCCTTCGGCATCGCCGACGACGACGCCGGCACCAGCCCGCTCGACACGATGAGCGTGGGTGAGCTGGAGGCGGAAGTCGCCAGGCTCTCGGCCACGCTGGCCGGCGGATGACGGGTTAGGTGCCCTCGTCACTCACGAGGGCACCTCGGCCCGTGGTCGTGCGCATAGCCGCGACAAGCTATCTAGTGTGCCGACAGGCGCCCAGGTGCCACGAAAGCCGGGTTGAGACGCTGCCCAGGCCCTGACGACACACTAGCCGTTACGACTGGCAACAGATGGCGCGTGGCGTGGCCCGGTCGGCCGCCCCCGACGACGCCCGCCGGCGGCCCGGTCGATGGCCGGCGACCCCCCGGGGGGGGGGATGCGAGATGCGCGACCCCGGGGGCCTGTTGTGCGGTTCCATCCACCCCACCCCCGTCAAACCCTCCCGCGCGAGAGTCAAGGAGTCCCCATGATCAAACCCACCGTCGGCCGCAAGGTCTGGTATCGCCCGCACACCTTCGAGCGGACGCACACGCATGCGCAGCCGTTCGACGCGACCATCACGCACGTGTGGAGCGACACCTGCGTGAACCTGCTGGTGTTCAACGAGAACGGCGTGCAGCTGCTGGGCAAGACCAGCGTGCGGCTGGCGCAGGACGTGCCGGCGCAGCCGGGCGAGTGCGAGTGGATGCCGTACCCGGTTGGCCAGGCCCAGGCCGCGGCGCCGGTGCCTGAGCCGCCACCGGCGACCAACGCCTACGTCGAGTCGGGCTCCGAGCCCTTCGCGGAAGGCGGCTGAGTTCAGGTGCAGGGCGGCGGTCGCGTCGCGTGCGGCGGGCAGGGTTTCGCTCGTCAGGGGACTTACATCCGCACGGTGCGTTTCCCGCGTTGCACCCCCCAGGGGGGAGGTCCGAATTGCGGACCCGGCCCCATCGTTTGAAGGAACCCCACCCATGAACCTGCAACCCCACCAGCAGCGGGTCGTCGAGGAGCGCGAGCGTGTCTCTGGCGACCTGGCCAAGCTGCTCTCGTTCCTGCTGACGCCCACCTTCGGCGGCCTGCCGGCGGTCGAGCGAAACCTGTTGAGCAGCCAGGCGCATCACATGAGCTGCTACGTGGCCGTGCTCGATGAGCGCATCGCGTTGTGGATGCAGGACGCATGACCGTCATTGCCTGGGACGGCCGCACGCTGGCGGCCGACAAGATGACGTCGTTCGGTGGCCTGCACGCCACGACGACGAAGGTGCACCGCGTTGGCGATGCGCTGGTTGGTGGCTGCGGCCTCGCTGCGCTGGTTGTCGAGATGCGCGAGTGGGTGCGTGCTGGCGCAGACCCGGCGACCTTTCCGGCGGCGCAGCGCGACGCAAAAGAGTGCTGCAGCCTGCTGGTGATCCGGCGGGGGTACGCGGCCCTCCAGTACGAGAACACGCCATACCCGCTGGTGATCGAGAACCGGCTGTGGGCGATCGGCAGCGGCCGCGACTTCGCGATGATGGCGATGCACCTGGGCAAGAGCGCTGCCGAGGCCGTCGCGCTGACGGCGGCACTGTGCAACGACTGCGGTAACGGCGTCGACGCGCTGGCGATCGACCCCTGGGCATGACCGCACTGGCCACCGTCGACCGCGCCGAGGCTCTGCGGCAGCAGGTCGCGCTGATGCGCCAGCTGGAGAAGCTGCGGGCGCGGCAGAAGATCCTCACCTACTACCCGGAAACCGGGCCGCTGCGGCGCGAGCTGTACCCGCAGCACATGCAGTTCTTCGAGCTGGGCGCGCAGGTGCCCACGCGGTGCTTCATGGCGGCCAACCGGGTGGGAAAGACCGAGGGCGCCGGCGGCTACGAGATGGTGTGCCACCTGACGGGGCAGTACCCGGCCTGGTGGCCTGGCCGGCGCTTCACGACGCCGGTGGATGCCTGGTGCGCGGGTGACACCAAGGAGACGGTGCGGGACATTCTGCAGTTGAAGCTGGTGGGCCCTGAAGGCGCCTTCGGCACGGGCCTGATCCCGGGCGAGTCGCTGATCAACGCGGTGAAGCGCCAGAACGGCAACGGGGCGCTGGACTACGTGCTGGTGAAGCACAAGCCGACGGGCCAGGTGTCGCGGCTGGGCTTCAAGTCCTACGACCAGGGCCGCGAGGCCTTCCAGGGCACCGAGAAGCACGTGGTGTGGCTGGACGAGGAGAGCAACGAGTCGGTGCGCTCCGAGTGCGTGATGCGCCTGATGACCACGAACGGGCTGCTGATCGAGACGTTCACGCCGCTGCGGGGCTTGACGCCCATCGTGCTGCAGTACCTGGGCGACGACGCCGGGGTGCCGAAAGAGCGCATGGCGGTCAGCCAGGACCGGGCCATCGTGTTCGCGGGCTGGGACGACGTGCCTCACCTGAGCGCGGACCAGAAGCGCCGGCTGCTGGCCGAGTCCGAGCCGCACCTGCGGCTGGCGCGCTCCAAGGGCATTCCGAGCCTGGGCTCGGGCGCGATCTACCCGGTCGAAGAAACCGAGATCATCGTCGACGACTTCGTGCTGCCGGCGCACTGGCCGCGGGCCTACGGCCTGGACGTGGGCTGGAACCGCACCGCGGCCATCTTCGGCGCGATCGACCGCGACGCGGACGTGGTGTATCTGTACTCCGAGCACTACCAGGGGCAGCAGGAGCCGAGCACGCACGTGGCGGCCATCAAGGCGCGCGGCGAGCTGAAGGGCGTCATCGACCCGGCCTCGCGCGGGCGCTCGCAGAAGGACGGCGAGCAGCTGCTGATCGACTACCAGCAGCTGGGCCTGGACATCCTCACGGCCAACAACAGCCGCGAGTCGGGCCTCTACAACGTGCACCAGCGCCTGGCCACCGGCCGGCTGAAGGTGTTTCGCTCGCTGCGCAACTGGCTGCGCGAGTACCGGATCTACCGGCGAGATGAGAAGGGGCACGTCGTGAAAGAAAACGATCACTTGATGGACGCCTGCGTGACTGGCGACACGCTTGTCTGGACCGATGAGGGCCGCAAGCCAATCGAGTTGCTGGTCGGCTGCAGAGGGCGCGTGCTGTCGCGCGCCGGCGCACTGTGCGAGTTCATCGGCGCACGCAAGACCATCGAAAACACGCCCGTTGTGCGCGTTGAGTTTGAAAATGGGTCAGCCGTACGGTGCACGCCAGACCACCCCTTTTTGACGTCGGCCGGATGGGTCGAAGCACGGCATTTGCAGGGACTGGAGGTTTACAATGCGGTATCGCAAAGCATCCAGGTTGACGCATGGAAGTCATCGTTGTCTCGGCCACCGTTCAGGAGTTTGAGGGCCTTCGCTACTGGCGCTGCGGCAAGTATTTCCAGCGCTACGGCGCGCGCCTGCATCGCGTTGTCTGGACTCGCGCGAATGGGCGCGACGTGCCTGATGGGTACGACGTTCACCATGACGACGAGGACCGCAGCAACAACCAGCCGGGGAACCTTGTGCTCATGGCCAAAGC